ATAGCGATTACAATCTCATGTATATCTAATCCAATCAATATACGAACTTGTTCATCAGACATCACATGTCCTTGTAATGCAACGCCAGTAGAGTCATTTCTACTATCACGTTTACATACAGACTTTTCTGATTCGAACACTGTTACATAATCAGCTTCTTTTATTGATTTGTAATTTTCATACAGACCATAAATATTATTTTGTTTCTGATATCCTGGTGTTATAAAATACTTTGGAATATCAAACAATTCATAATTCTCTACAGATGTTCTAGCATTATATCCAAGCAGTTCTCCAGTCATCCAATATCTAATTGGAAAAATAGTGCGCTTTCTCCTATAACTGTATGCTAGTCCAAACTTATCAATTGTCTTTTTAATAATTCCTTCACGGAACAAATCAATATGTATATATGGGACAAAATCATGCAACACGGCTTCATCCAGAACATTGAAATCTAATACATTTTGTCGCGTCTTTCTATGTTGTACTTTCTTGAATATATACAACGGATCTATAACTTCCTTTTTCTTCTCTTCTTTTTTGTATAAAGTCAACGGAAGTTCAAGAATTTTATGTAAATATTTAATTGCATCAAAAAAAGAAAAATCTTTATTACTCAGGCTTTTGTTATACTGTACTAAAGTAATCAAATCCGCTTTTTCATCAAAATACTTTTCTCGTGTATAATTTCTACAATTTAAATATTCATTATTTTTTATATTAATAGCCGCTTTGTTATCTCCATTACAGTTTGAGCAGCTGTAGTATTCTTTGTTTGGGTGGTATACTATATAACCACACCCAATCTCATTTAAAATAAATTCAATTTTACCCTTTTGGAATATATATTTTTTTAACTCCAAAATAGTCATACAGTATACGCACCACCTTAAAAATCTACAGGAACATTTGTTATCCCTATTTCTTTCATTACATTTCGAGACATATCATGCTCGAACACAACCTGGTATCTATTCGCTGACCCCTCACGATTTTTAATGATAAAAGCTATTTGATAATGCTTGTCTCTATCTAGTTTCACAGGAATTTTTGTTTTACCATTCTTGCCTTCAAGTCTATATATCTTTAGTTCTCTTTTTTCGCCATTATATTCATCATCGTATAAATCACGAATCATGATACATGTTGACGCAGGATCGATAATATTCTTTGACATACCAATATTGTCCTGAGTATAAAATCTCTGCTTAACGCTACCTTTTGCTAACTGGAAAGTAATGAGAATATGTAGATTCTTAGATTCTGGCTTAATAACATCATTGATTTCTACCATATTCTGCTGCATCTCAAGCCAAGACTTATCGCTCACGTCTCCAGCATCCATTTTAAAAGTATCCAAAATAAAGTATTTCACACCCATGCTGGAATACTTTTTAATAATCTTAATAGCATTTTTAGTTTTATACTGCTTAAATGGGACGATTGTGATTAGATGATTCTGTGTCTGCTCTTTAATCCAGTCGGCAGCACGATATAGAAGTTCTTTTGTAGATTCCTGATAATGACCATCTCTTACGACATGTTTCTGTAAATCTTCTTTGATAATATTGTTCGCTACGAAGATAAGAAGCTCTCTCTGCCATTTCTTCAAGTTATCCTCGTTAATCATTGCGACAACTCGCTCCTGCTCTTTAATAGCTGTTGGGATTGTGGCATTTCTAGCAAATGTTGATTTGCCAACATTACTCAATCCACCAACCAATGTAATTGATCCAAGATATTGTCCGCCGGTTTCCTTTGTGATCATATCCATATTATTGTATGGAAGACCAATTGCCATACCTTTATCAAGTTCTTCAATCAATTCATAAATACCATCTGAAATATCATAACTCTTAACATCGCAATCAACGTTTACGAAGATATCATTAATAAATGCTTCCCACTCATTATAAATTTCCTCGGCATTCATATCACAATAATCACTAAGTCTTTCTCCTACAGGACATCCACGCTTTGCTAACTTAATAACACTGTTCCATTTTCGAAGTTCCTGAATATATCCATACAGATTCTCAACATTTACATATGTACCGGCGTTTACAATCGTATCGTACCCACCGTACTCATCATATTTCTCACGTAACTTAGGATGTTTTTCCAAATAAAGTCCAACAGTAATCTCATCCAAAACTGTTTTTCTCTCAACTTTTACAATATCATTTGCTATTGTCCAATACACTTTCCAAACATTATTATGAAATTCATCAAGTATTAAATTTGTTTCATAAATAGCATCTGGTCGCTGATATAATGCTGATACAATATTGGCTTCACAACCAAGCTTGTACTCGTTAACTTTTTTTATTGTCTCAATTAACTCTTCTTGAAATGGAGTCAATTTACTCTGTTTTTTATTACCTTTTGCTGTTGCCATTTAATTACCTACCATAAATCATTTAATCGTGTGTTTTTTAACTCTTCAGTTTTCTTCTGGTACTTGCTACCGCTATGAGTTAAAATATCCGTATCCATATTTTGTATATTCTCTTCTGATTTTTTAGCTCGCTTCATTCTGAGATATACATCATTAAGATTATTTTCTACGATTTTACATATATAATTAAATCTGGCAGACTCATTATCAAATGATTTTCTACTTAATCCACTCATAATTGCAGGTTTGCAAATCTGAAATGTATACAAAACGGTTTCATATGTATAATCAGCCATGTGCGGAGTTTTGTTGTTGTCATAATATTTCCCATGTAGCAAACCCTTTAACCTCATAACAAGGCTAGAGGGTATTGACTGGGATTCATCGTACATAAGTATTTCATTTTTTACATAGTAGTACAAATTTGACCACTGCTCTTTTTCAATACTTGTCATTTTACCCATGTTCAATACCCTCCATATATTATGAAATAAGTGCTAATACAATTTCTGCATCCTCAATTTTGTCAATTGTGGTCGGATTGTCATATCCTAATTCTCTTGTTTTAGCAATAATCGGTTTAATTTTTGCCATATCAGACTTGTTATCTTTGATAAAGTCTGTGATCTGTTCAATCACCTCATTAAGCTGTTTTGCTACTTTATTTTCCGCCTCAGCTTTTGCAACTTTTTTCATTTTTTCAGCAGCTGCTGCATCCTGTTCTGCTTTAACAACATTAATATCTTTCCCTGATTTTGCCTGTTCTGCTTTGATTGCATCTGTAATCGCCTTAATAAGTGCATCAGAAGAAAATTCGATGCATGGGCAAATTTCTGAAAAGCGACTTTTGCTGTCAATCGAATACGAATCGTCTCTGAAAGTGATTTTTCTACTCTCTTTTGCGATTACTCCCTTTGTGATATCTTTTCCTTTATTATCTTTTTTACCTGTTTTTTCCTGGACAATTTCACGATCAATAGAAGCGACACCTAAGAAATGTAATTTTGTTTTAATAGCATTGAAATCTCTCATAGACATGTTTGTTGTTAATGAAGTGTATTTCTGACCTGTTGATACATCTTCTTGTTCACGCTGTTTAACATGACCAATAATGATAAATGAAACTCCGACTTTTTTGAGTCCCCATAATTTATCAAGAACAATTTCTGTAGCTTTATCCTCGCCAGCCATATATCCACCGAATGCAGCTTTAATAGATTTTACTGGTTTATCCGGATTCTCACGATTATGCA